GATATCGTTTCATCCTTTCCTTTATTTCGCGGATGTGCGTTGCCTTCTCAATGGTGTACTTGTCAGCGTCCGCGCCGAGTGCCAACATGTTTTCCCGAAGATCCTGCTTCGCATCATCCAGTGCCGAACGATACGCGGCGTATCGTTCACAGTTGCTGTGGCAGCGGCCGGTATCGCTCACCCACCGATCCTTGCACCCCTGACAGGGTCCGCTGACCGGTCGGATCCGTTTTACTTCTTTGCCGTTTCTACCGATGGTTTTTCTTTCCGTTCCTTGTACTGCTTCCGCACTGCTTCCTCCGCTTTCCGGACTCTGTGTGCGTAGAACTCGCTGACCAGGAACATCACCACACATCCCGTCAGGAATGCGGCGATCATCGAATTCTCGATTGCCATTGTTCATAACCTCACCTGTGATCGAACCAATCCTTGTCCTGTGTGTCCAGCAGATGCTGATATCTGTCGAGTATCGTGTCCAGATGTGCAAGCTCTCGCTGCAGTCCTGCCTCAATGCTCTCAATCTCAGCTGCGGTGTGCGGTTCGTAAGGAAGTATCGTCCGGCGTGCGCTTTCCAGATCAAATATCGCACTGTGGATCACGTCCGCCCGATCACGCATTTCCTCGTATTCCTTCGCGGTATACACTTGCGCATTCTTCCCTTCTGTGCTATAATTCGAATTGAGACAATTCGTACCGGTGTCATGGGTGTTGGCCGCATCCGTGGCACCTTTTATTTGCTTATCTTGCATGTTTCCCTCCTACGGTGACAATGCGCGTAACCGTGACCTTCTCCACGCACCTGCGGCCGTTTCTTTCACGGGCCTCTGCGCGGTAGTTGCTTTCCTGCGTGGTTCTCTCCATGTACTCAATGATCTTCGGGACCACTTTTACAACCACCAAAAAGCCGGTCAACCAGGTTACTACAGCGTATCCGAGATTAAACATTGTATTTGCCACCTTCCATCCAGCGAATGAATCCCAGTCTCGGGATCCGGACCCTCGTGCTGATCAGGCTGCAAGGGAAACCTAACTTCCCGATATCCGCCTTGGCCTGGAGATTAATGTTGTACGCATTGACTCCGAGTACACCGGCAATATCGTCTGGGATCAGGAAATCCTTATCGGAATCCTTGATTTCAGCAAGTGTCATCGTTACACGCCTCCGTCATCGTTCGTTGACGCATTAGGATAAAAAAATTCGATTAGATCCAGCAGCGGAGTATCCAATGCCTTACTCATATCGATTATATCCTGAAGTGTCGGTTCCCGTCCGCCGTTGATCGTGTCGGACAATCGCTGCCGCGTCCAGTGCAGTTCTGACGCACACTTCGTAACCGTAAAGTACTTGGCCAGGATCTTGCTCCGGATCGCGTCTTTGCTCAACTGACTCATACGCTCACCTCCTTCGTCATCATTAGTTTGTTCCGTCAACGTTTGTTGACGTTTAAAACTATATCACGGGTTTCGATGATTGTCAATACGCAAATACCACATGTAAGATTATTTAATAATTTCGTCATTTTCCTATTGCAAATTGTCCGATTTGCTGATATACTTGAAACACATCAACGAAAGGAGATACCGTCAATGAACAATGATACTGCCTCTATCTTAAAGCAGATCCGTGAAGATAAAGGGATGAGTCTCGGTGAGTTCGCGGAATATCTCGGCACGTCCAAGCAAAACCTGCACATGTACGAAACCGGTAAGCGTTCACCGAAGATCACCATCGCAAAGCAGATCGCGGATAGACTGGGGATCACTATCGAGCAGCTCGCCGGCATCGAACCGATGCAGCCGGTAGTATCAATACCGGAGCATCACATCGAAGACCAGGAAGCGGTCATGCTGGTAAATCGATTTGAGAATCTGTCGGCGGATCGCCGCAAGCAGCTGCTTGACTACGCTCGATTTCTTGCAGTTTCTCAAGCAGCAGAATCCGATCAGCAGGACAAAGGCTAAAGTAGATTTCGATCAGTTCTTTGGAATCCGTCAACATTTTATGTCACCTCTGCACAAGATTTTATGTCGCAATATTAGCATGTGAAATCCGTACATGCAATATATTGTTCCGAACAAACGCATTGAGTCACGAAAACAGGACAGTTTCGTATTGAATTGATGTAAGCATACTATCAAACCGCACACGATGTGTAAATACGCAAATGCGAAGCAGGCACTTCATAGAATGGAGGAATCACAAAATGACAGAGGAACAGCGCAAATACCTGGAAGAACTGCGGAAAAACTCAGCTCTCACGCACCAGCAGATCGCCGAGCTGTCCGGTGTGCCGGTCGGAACCGTCAGCAGGATCCTTGCCGGACAGACCAAAGACCCGGGATTTTGCTCTATCGCGGGCATAGTTGTTGCCATGGGTGGCAGTTTAGACGAATTTATCGGAATCATACGCGAACATCATACACCGAATACAAGTGAAGTGCGCACTTCGCAGCCGGATGCCTATGACAAGGCCCTGACGGCCTCCAGAGACGCGTTCACACACGCATATGAATCAATACAGGACCAGCACGAAATAGAGCTGAAACGGGTAAAAGAGTATCTCAGCATAAAGGATAAATGGCTGTGCATTATGTTCATTTACTGCGTCACGCTCACAATGATCCTCGCGGCCGTATCCATCCTCAGGAGGTAGTACAATGCAGTGCAAGAAATGCCGAAAGGAAATTGCCGATACCCCGTATTGTCAATACTGCGGTGCCAAGCAGTCCGTCCAGCGCACCAAACGCGGTAACGGCCTGGGCAGCGTATACAAGCACGGGTCCACATGGACCTGTCAAATCAGTGTAGGATTCACCGCAGACGGAAAACGCAGGTACCGGAAGAAATGCGGCTTCAAAACCAAAAAAGAGGCACTGCTTTTCTTACCTGAATTCATCACCAATCAATCCAAATACACCGTGCGCAAAAATACGTTATCCTATTACCACGACAGCTGGCTGAAGACAGATGCCGCAAAGCTATCACCCAGCAAGCAAACCGCCTATAAAATCGCCTGGCAGAAATTGGAGCCAATCCACAATGTGTCGGTATCGGACCTGAGCATAGTCCAGCTGCGAGACGTAGTCTGCGAAGCCGCACCCACCTACTATCCGGCCAGGGACATGAAATCATTGCTCTCTCACATCCTAAAACTCGCCATCGCAGACCAGCAGATAAACGTCAACATGTCCGAACACATCACACTCCCACCGCTGAAAGAATCAGACCGAACAGCCTGGAGTGAAGACGAAATAAAAGCCATGTGGGACGCTTACAACCGAGGCGAACAAATGGCCGCATACCTGATCCTGATGACCTACACCGGCATGATGCCTGGAGAACTTCTAAACTGCCGGAAAGACATGATCGATTTCGACAAGCTTCAAATAGTCGGCGCAGGCCTCAAAACAGACATCCGAAAATCCGTACCCATTGCCATACCGGCATTCATCAAACCGGTAATCGATGTGATCCTGACCTTCACAGAAAAAGACTACCCGAAGCTCATCTGCCGGCAGCGCGATATGTTTTACATCGACTATCACGCATTCCTAAAACGCAGCAACATGCGCGATCTACCAATGTACACCTGCCGTCACACAACAGCATCGGCCCTGGCCTCTGAAAACATTTCCCCCGCCCTGATCCAGGAAATCATGCGCCACGCATCGTTCCAAATGACCCAGCACTACATCCACATAGACACCACGACCCGTTCCACCACCCTCGCCACCCTGAACCCAAACACCAAACAGGAAGTCACGCAGGTAGTCACAGGGCAGTAGTACTCAATAGTCCACAGGAGTTTTCACCAAAAACAGACAAAACCGGCAGCACCCACGCCACCGGTCACATCCACCCGACCCCCCCACCAGGGGAGTCTTTTTGATTAATATAAATAGCAACAACAATAACATATATAACAAAAAAACAGGCAACCCAATTTCTCAGATTGCCTGTGGCGGAGAAAGAGGGATTTGAACCCTCGCGGCAGTTATCCCACCCTACTCCCTTAGCAGGGGTTGCAAACTCACGATATATTCCCACTTTTCCGTACTTTGGTAGTCAGTTGGTAGTCACGCAAAATCACTTGAATCCGTCTATCATAGACTTCACTCTCGCAGAATGCGCTAATATTTCGGCGTGCTTATCCTGCCACATGGCCATCATGCCCTCATAATAACCCGGATGCTCCATGTATTCCTTGCCGGACTTCGCATTATTAATAGCGGACGTTACAAGATCATGTGCTTTAGGATTAAAGCCTAAATGCGCCACAACCATGTCACGATACCAACCTGCAATATTCGGATCCACCGCCTTTAGCCGATACGCGGTTTCGATCTTTTCCTCTGCTTCTCTGATATTGCATTCAATATCATTCGCAAGCATCTTAATTAGCTTCATGCAAGCCTCACCGCACTTGCGCACACATGGCTTACCGTACCTGCAATACCGGTAATACCGGCATTGATGGCAGGTCTTACGCCGCAGCAGGAATTCAAAGTAAGCACAGTCTCAATGTGAGTAGTATATACACCGTCCGCCTCAGCTGCAACTTGCGCTACTGCGCAAGGCAAGGCCACAGTGCCGTTATAGAGCTGTATAACAGCCGTTCCGGCAGCGGTCGCAGTGTATGTCACATCGTACGAAAACCTGTATAAACCGCCCTTAAGCACGGTAAACGCAGAAGCAGAAGTATCGATGCTACAGCCGGTATCGCACACCTGCGTACCGAGTATAGCAATAGTAGTTACAGCATTCGCAGTGATCGCCTGTGCAGCGTTGTTATACGCCGTCTGAGCCGATTTAGCGTACTGATTATTTATCCCACAGGACATATTAATGCCTCCAATCATGCGCCCTCAGGCCGCTTTATAACAGCCTGAGAGCATTGTCATTTAGCAGCCGGTGTTATAGCAACCACACGGATTTACCGGAGGATTGCTTACGAAACGGCCAAGGGTGTTGAGGATATTCTGAGTCTGCGTTGCATTCGCGATGGCATTGGTCGCAGTGTTGAGCTGGGACTTAAGGTCATCAATCGTCTGCTGCTGGATCATGGCGCGGGTCGCGGCACCGTCTGCCGTAATGGCCGTTTTAATGTCGCAGCAGCACTGTGCCATCTGTGCCTGCATGTTCTGTGCCTGGAGTGCAGCAGCATACTTATTCTCAGCAATCTGCTGTGCAAGTGCCGCATTTCCGAGTGCAGCATCGTAACGGTTTTGCATCACCATCTGATCAGTGTTGCAGATAGCTGCTTTGATATCACTCTGGTTCCGCTGAATCTCGGAGATATTGAAACCATCTGCCATTTCGGCACGGGTCAACGCACCCTGTACCGCATTGCTTCCGCCGAATCCATTGCCACCCCATCCCCACATCAGCAGGAACAGAATCAGCACGATCAAACCGTTGCCTTCCAGGAAAGAATCCTTATTGCTGGACAGTGCCAGCATATCAGCAGTAGTCATTTCTGCCATGGTAGTCACCTCTTATATTTATATAATCATCCGTGCGCACGGTTGATATCATTTGATAAAGCCCTTCAATTGATCTGCCATCTGCCTTGCCTGCTCAAATTGCTGCGCATTGATCTGGCCGGTCCTGAGCATCTCGTTAATCTTATGCTGGGCAGTTTCAGGGGTCCAGGATTTTTTAAACTCAGCAAACTTCCCGAGCATCTGCAATGCCGGATTATTGCTGTTCGCCTGCTGCGCGATCATGCTAATTAAAGGATTCATGTATTGAGACCTCCAATCTCATTTTCAAGTGCTGTGAGTCGCTTCAGGATGCTGTCCATGTCGGTCTGTTTTGCGTACTGGGTATGTTCTGCCGGAGGATCCTGCGTCTGCTGTGATATCTCGGTCAGCCGGAACCCCTTCAGAACAGCTGTACCCATTGTATCCACCGTCTTAACGTATATGATCGAGTCATTATTATCCATCATCCATGCGGTATTTCCGGGCTGTACGATCTGCGATCTCGCGCCGTCAAACCCATTGACATACACCCACTGCACGTTCGTCTGCGGCTTCGGTGCCTGCGGTAAATACGATGACTGCATGTACGGGTATTGATACATGTTCGTATAATCCATGATTTATCGCCCCTTTCAAATAGATAATAGCATAAAAAATGGCAGTAAACCTTTCGATTTACTGCCGAAAAACTGTCAGAAAACTGTATACCTAATGCTCATCAAGATACGTCTCAGCCGCAGAACTGCGCCGCGGTTTCAACACATCGGGATACTCCTTTTGACAGGCATCGTATTTGACCTTGATGCGTTTGATCGCACGGTCCAGGGAACTAAGCGAAATAGACAGATACTGTGACTGCTCAACCCGAGACATTGTCAATCTTGTAACCATGATCTCACGTTCCAAAGGAGTGAGATTTGCTGCATCGCAGAAGAAATCCAGTACCTTTTTAGTCCATATAACCTGATGACTCACTCGGAATTCGACCACCTTTGAAATTGTTAGTAAGTATTAAAATACAGATTAATCCTTCCACGATCCATCATCGTTCATGTGCGAGCAGCGAATCCGCTCATCAACATATTTCGGGATCTCATTTAATACCCATGTTGAACCCTCAAGATGTGCAAGCGTCTGCTGAGTTCCGTATTCAACCTTTGCGGCAACAATATCGCCAAAGCACTGAAACCATTTTTCATTGCTTTGCTGAGAGATGATGTTGATATTCTTCGTGCCGGATTCCGCTCTCATATCTCGATGCCACGTACCGGTATTATTAAGCACTCCTGTTTTTGTGAGGAATGTCCCGTCAGAAAACAGCCCCGACATAGTTACAGGCACACCTACACGAATACTCGGGATCACTTGGTACATTTTATCGGCGGTCATGTACCCATCTGCTTTGACAGTGCCACTGCCCTCTGTACTCCAGCGGTCGATGTGATATGACCATGCCGCTATAGCAGCACCATTTTGGATACCACGCTGATTAACAGGATTTCCGAAATACCAGTTGTCCAACAGATTAGGATTGACGAACGGCATCTTGATCGACCCGTCATCGTTTTTATACAGAAGCTTGGTAGTCTCTTCGACTTTGTCGGGTACTTCATTGAGTACCCACACCCCGTTTTCCATGTGAGCGAGTGTCTGCTGAGTGCCGATTTCAAGTTTTGCCGCTACAACTCTAACGGAATCGTGACGGAGTATGAATTTGGCTGTATTATCCCCATTAGCGACTAAAGCACAGCAATTATCATTCGATCCGCTTTCCTGCGCAACGTACCAATGCCAACCACCTGTGATATCTACCGTTTCCGTGAAAGAATTCAAAAGACCCGATGCAGTAAGATACGATCCGGTCAAGGTCTTACCCTGTATGTCAAGAGTTGATGGGATGGATTGCCCGATTGCGCCGACAACACCACTGTTATTATATGTGGCAGTAGGTCGAGGTGTGTATGATCCTTCCACCCTCCATCTACTCATTAAATAATTATACTCTGAGACTTCCGAACCCTTCGCTACACCGTTGCTGACCGCTTGCTTGAAATACCAGTTGTCCAACAAATTGGGATTGACCGTATACTGCAAATTCGCCACAACATCCGGTTTTCCCAGCACATTGCTCCAGGTAGTCTCACCTGCAGCCGCACTACTCGCATCCAAAGCATTGATCGTCTTGCCGTCAGACGAGATATAGATGTTTCGACCAGCAATGATGTTGTCCTGCTTGGAATCAATGTTGTTGATATCACTCAGATTGTGCCTATGTGCAGACGGGGTAAACGTGCTTGGTTTGTCCAATACCTCACCCCAAGTCGGGGGTTCTCCACCATATCCTACAGTACCGACAAGCGTTTCATTGCCAACGGTACCGACAAGCTCCTGCTGTATTGCCATATCGTTCTACCCCTTTCTCAGGATCTCACCACGGGCATCACCCAGAAGTTTGCCCAATCGGTGTCTAAACCGGCCATTTTGCGGGAATCGCCTTTGCGTCCCCAAGTCGGGAAGATCGTATACACATCTCCACTACTTGTATAAGTGATATCGGCAGCATACTGCCCGACACTCAGACCGGCAGAAGAGGATGCGGGGATTTCGATATCCAAATATTCAGGACCGGACGTGGACGTGCAAGTTGTCTGATAAGTCTCCGCCGAAGTTGTCGAATTTGCCTTACTCCTTATGGTGAGTTTCACCACATCATCCTTTGCATAAGGATGAGCGGTTCCGTCCGTGTTGAATACCCGCACACGGATATTCGCTGTATCACCTTTCGGGTGATACATGTAATTACCCTCGATCCGAAACATATATCATACACCTCGCACTAAATGTGATCTGAATCTGTCGGATTGTTCACGATTCCGAAAGCCACCAGCACCGGAAGCAACACATCCATAAAACCATTAACGGTCTCGGAAATGTCCACCTTCGCGAACGTCTTTACCAGGAATGTTACAAGTGCCGCAATACTGAGCCATAATGCCCAACTTTTAAATCGAGACCAAAACATATTAACACCTCAACTTTCTATAAACCACAGCTGCGAACAGTGGTTGGTTAGATTTTTTTTGAATTCGTCCGCAGCTGTAATCATCGTAAATCACTTGCTGTCCATGCGATGTGTGAGAAGATCGGTAATTTCATTCTCACTGGCTTTCATACCATCAACATTGTTACCGTGCTGCATGTGTCGAAGCATCGCCAATTGAGATCGTACCAATACATTCATGCAAGTATCCTGTTTGGCATTGTACGCATTGAATTCGTTCTGTGCCTTTTCCAGGGCCTCAATGCGCACCTTGTCGGATGCGAGGCACTTATCGTGCGTATCCAGCCTGCCATTAATGACCTCTATCGGCGCATTCTTGATCTTCTGCTCGTCCCGGTGCGTCTTAACAGCACTCATGATTGCACTGTACGCACCGCACGCGGCAAGCACGAAAGCTACGACACCTACCAACTGCTCATAAGTGATATGCTCCAAGGGTCACACCCCCTGTTTAATGATCTCTGAATACTTTGAAGATATCCAGCAATCAGCATTGTCGTTGTAGGTAATGCGGAACCAGGTTCCGTTCTGCTCTGCACCATATGCGAATGTATCATTCCTGTGCGCTACACCTACGATAGCACCGGAAATGTCAGGGGTCCTTCGAACATTTACGGAGGATCCAGTGACACGCACATGAGTTGCACTCATCGCCTCAACTGCGGTATTCAGTGCCGCATCCGTCTGCGCATCATATTTGCCGGTAACATTCAGCCCTCGGTCACTCTGGAATTTCTTCACAGCCGTTTCCGTCTCGGCACCGAAATCACCATCCGCACCATATTCCGGCAATTCATATCCGAGTGCCATCAGCTTCTCCTGCATTTCGGTTACAGCAGTACCGGTAGAACCTACAGCCAACGTAGTAAACGTATTGCTGTTGTCATCCGTGCCGGTTCCCGTGAAATACCTGCGCACGCGGATCAAACCCTTATGTCCGACCTTTGTGCCGGTCTTAGAATTGTATCTGCTCTTACAGTATGCGGTCATCTCATGACGTTTTGGATTTCCGCTTCCGTGACCGTACAGCATGACAGTCTTGCCGTTAATCTCTCCGACCATCTCCACATGGCCCACATACCCCGCATACGCCCTGCCCTTATCGGTACCGGCGAACAACAGCATATCACCAACGCGCAGTACCTCCGGATTGGTGATCTGACCGTTCTTAATGGTAACGGGAACATCGGTCAACTTTCCGCTGTTATACATGCCGACAGTGTTCAGAATGCCAAATCCGAATCCGGCCTCTTTATAGCTATAGCTAACAGAAGAAGAGCAGTCTGAATAATACTTCCCGTTCGTGTACTTCTTAAAGCAGTAATTCCGCAGGTTCTGCGAATATATGTTCCTGCCGATGATCGTTCTGTACTTTGCGGCAACTGCCGCACGTTTCTCCTCAACAGTCATTCAAATCACCTCACTTGTCAATCGTCTCAATCTTCAACCAAAATCGAATCTCTGTATCTATTCCCAGAATAGTATTCCTGATTCGTTGGTATCGATGATGTAATACTGCAAGATAACCCACCGTTAAATGTGAATGATACAGAGGATGCCAACAGCCTACAAGTGTGATCGCTTCCGTTTGTATCTGTATATCTAACTTCTACGATCTGTCCGATTTGCAAAGCAACGTCCCCTATAAAATCTATGGATCCGGAATAGATGGTGCCGACCGTCTTCAATACGCTGTTAATGTCATTAACATGCGAATAAACTCCTTTAATCGGATGTACCTTATCGATGCGCATGATCGCATTTGTGTCACGTGAAGTTTGATAGTCCGAATAGACATCAACTGAACTATATTTATATACTCCGGAACTGTCCTTGGAATACGTATAAGACCCAACATACTCATAATCGACAGCAATTGGGGTAGACACGAGCAGATTCGTTGTGAACTTGCTGTAGTAGTCCTTTGTAATCGTTATAGGATACCGGTTCTCGTAACGGTACGTTTTTATCTGAAAGCAACCATCGAGGTCTACAAACCCATATCCGCCGGCATAACACGCGATAGTGCTTAGTACGTCACGAAAACTTGAAGATGTATATGCGTCCGTTTCCGTCATCCCATCGGATATCGGTGTCCACCACGGTCTCCTTCTTCCGGATGTGACGCTAACACCATTGAACACAGTGTAATTTTTAGACGCAAAATCATAGCTAAAGTACTCCGATAGCAGTCTGTCGCTTGCATCGAGGACACGTGTAAGTACGTCTCCCCATGTCGTAGAAGACGTATATGTCGATTGGTCTTCAAACTCATAATCAACAACTCTGCTGAGAAAATCGGAACCGTGTACATTAACTATAGAATCGTAATAATCAATATCTACAGAATCGATGTACCATACCCCAAAGTTTTTCCAGATCACAGCACGTGTAGATGAATCAGGATTCGCAATACCGAGTCGAACATGTACAGAGAGTGTATCCATGTCGCGTTCATGCCCTTTCAACAGCCTGTCAAATGCGGATTTCATGATCGTAAGATCATAACTTCCTGTGACGATATCTCCAAGGCAGATACCCTGACCACTCAATGCGTTGTTTGTATTATATGACACAATTTCGTTGGACTGAATAGACCCGATATACGCGTATCCTGACGGTATGTTCCCGATATCGGTTGACCTATACTCCATTGCTGCGGCAATGTTCGAAAACACGCGGCATTCGATAATGAATTCTCTTTCGTTTGAAAGAAATGGATTGCTCATAATACACCTATTTCTCGATGAAATTCATCGATACAGTACTCAGCACGGCATTTTCTCCGTCCGGATCAATGCTCAAAACATCCGCAGACCTGTCACCAACGTAGAACGTGCCTGTGCGAAGCGTTCCAGTATACGTATCCGGATATGTGAGCTGGAAATACGTATCTGCAACCAGGTTGTGAATCAGTGCAGCGGTCTTGATTGGAATACCCTTCCATGTACACTCGATCTTTCTGACTACACCGGATCCACCTCTCACACGGTCGCGTATCATATATCCGAGAACGTTTCGTGTTGTGGTCGATGAGTCAACATCCTGCAGGGATATTTTCATGGTAGAAGGGGTCGGGAGGTCCGTAGCGGAACTCCCTGACCCGATTTTCAGTACTGCCATAACGGACCTCCTTTAATACTTGATCGCACTCTTGCCGATGCGCATGGACTCTCGGTTGATGCTCTGGGCAAGCTGCTTACCATCGAGATACACAGCACCCATTCCGGCCGATCTGCATGCGCTGACAATTGCACTTGCCAGCCTGCCTTCATCAATTGCAGGTTGCTGGTTTGCGCTGCCGTACTTGCTCATGTAGCGGAAAATCGCATCCCCGATTTCGGCCTGGTTCGCAACAGCATTTCTGCCGTTGATGGATCCAACTAATTCCGCGCCTTTCTCGCCGGCGATGAAGACCTCACCGGCCGAGGTGAACCCTCCGGCAGCATGCTTCTTTGCATTTACTACATTGGATACAGCAGTGGTCACTGTGTTGACACTGACTGTAACCGTCTTGCTGGTGATCGAGGCAAGCTTGGTAATAACAGCGTTTAGCTTGGTCATGACATCGGTGTACCCGTTAACCTTCAGAGTGATTTCTGTTGTAGTCGGTATCTCATGTATAACCGTTACAACATTATCCATCTGCTCGGATGCCTCTGTTCCTGCGGCTGTGAGCAGGTTGTAGGAATCGGTCGCACTATCAATGCCTGTAGTTGCGTCTTCAAGATCACTACTATTGTTGCTCACAATACCAAGCGTTTCGGCGAGAGCAGCAAGTCCTGCCTCATCAAAATCACCGGATGCTTCAGCCATCCCGTACAGTTCTTCACGGAGGTCCGTTACAAAATTGAGTCCTGTGCCGACACCTGCTATTTCAGCAAGATACGTGTACAATGTCTCCCAATATGCAACCTGTTTGTCTCTGTCCTTAATGGTCTTACCATCGATACCCATAGTATCGGCGATCAACTTGGCAACAGTCTCAAACTGACCCTTATCCCAGTTAAGTCCGAGCTGCGGGACGAGATCATACAGTACGGAAATCTTCCCACTCTCAGCGAATCGATCCTGGATGTCCTCGATAACGCTGTTACCCTCATATCCGAGTAGACCGTCATCACTTGCCGTACTGTAATCCCACAAATAACCGGCGATTTTAAGAATAACACCAATTGCGGCAATGATTACACCGGCGATAGGAACACCGAACGATGCTACAGCTGCACCTGCACCGACAAGACCGGTACCAAGATCATTCAGCAGACTCCCGATGTCCAGCGGTGTCTTATTTACAACAGAGTCCTGGATGACTGAGAATGCCTTAATAAGGCCGTACACGGCAACACCAACACCGATGCCACCTACAACACCTTTAACACCGGATGCGGCAACTTTCTTCAATCCGCCACCGGTTCCACCCTTGAAAATCTCAGAAAGGAATACTCCATTCAATGCTGTGGTAAACGCGGTCTTGAATATCTCAAGTCCGGTCAGTGCTGCAAACAACACAAGTACGGATACCGGTACTCTGATTCCACCATTATCATCAATAGACTGTTTGATCTGTTCAGCAAGATCCTTGAATGCATCCCAAAAACTGATGCCACTGAGTTCATCGCCCATCGCATCGACAAATGTATTCCAAACCGTGATAGCTATATCAGCGAGCGCACCGAGTATCGCAGGTGCCTCTTTCACGAGACTGGAAATGCCTGACGCGAATTCCTTCAGCAGATCCTTGAATTGCTTCGTCTTTACGACTTTACGGATCGTATTCAATGCCTCACGAATGTTGGTAGCGATCAATTGCCCGAGCTTTTTAAAATCTATATCCTTGACTCCGTTCACAACACGGGTCAATATCTGTTTGAGTTTAACCTCAACAGCGGTCCAGTCGAACCCTCCGTCCAGCAACCCGATCAGGAATTTCGAAATTGCCTGGAGTTTCCGAATAATGAAATCTCCGATGTCATTCGGATTAATTTCACTGAACGCCTGCTTGATCGCACGCCGCACCCATTCACCAAGGCCACTCCAATCGACAGTGTACCAGAACTTATTAATACCCTTGATTGCGGCACCGATAACCTTCATGATCGCACTACCGATCTCACTCGGATTCAGTCCGGAGAACAGACCATTGATGAATGTAGCAATGCTTTTGCCTATATTGACCGCAGAATTCCGGAACGCTGACCAATTGATCTTGGACAACGCATTACTGATTTTCTTCGCAAGCTCTCTGCCTACAAGCGTAAAATCACCGGTCTTGACAGCATTCTTTATCAGATCGCTGACCTTGGCTTTCTTGAAAGTGCCTGCGGACATCCAGTCAGGGTTTTTACTGGTACTGCCGCTACTGCTGCTCTTCGGATCCGTGAGCTTATTGATCTCATCAAATCCGAGGATCGATGATTTCAGCTTATCACTATTGTTCTTCGCTTTCTTCGTGCTGTCACTGTACGCCTCTGTGGATTTTGACACGCCTTTGAAGTAAGTATCGGATCCTGCCAGTGCGGAGAACAACTGGCTGACTACATTCAGTGCCGATGTAGCAACAGATATAAGCGTTTCAATTGCTCCGGAGAACAAAGTGATCGCTGAATACAGTGACGAACCGGCTGAGGCTTTCAATCCGGACATCTGCGTTGCAATACCATCCAGCTGCTTTTTAACCTCGCCACTATAATGGTATAACGCCTCAAGGCCATTGCTGAACGCGGACGTGATGCTCTTAATAATCGCCCTCATTGCCATGGATACGGCACGTCCCGCAAGTTTCTGCATAAACTTACCGATCAGTGTGTTATTCAATGACAACTTATCACCGAGACTCTTCATCGACTTGACGATGCCGCTGATAGCATTGGCACCGACTTTGCCGAACCAGATCATTCGCTTTCCTGCGGTTGTTGCCCAACCAGCTGCTGTCTTGAGTGATGTGTAAAGTGAAGGACCTTTATCTTTAGCACCTGTAGACTTCGCCTTGTTCAGTGCGGCAAGTGCCTCTCCGGCAGACCGAAGTGCTTCCAACTGTTCTGGGTCAACCTTTGCTAATTCTGCCGTGATTTTTGCAATACCCTGCGCAAGTCCTTCGAATGAAGAACCGTTAAAAGAGGATATAGCAGTCAGTGCATCACCGAGTCCTGCAAGGCCGTTGCTGAGTGTAGCAAGTTTCTCAACATCAGACTCGCTAACGCTCGCCATTGCCTTTGTTAGAGACTTGAATGCGTTCTGTATTTTAGCACTTACACTACCGGCATTTCCGATAGATTCAAGTGCGTTTCTCAATCCACCGAGAGAGGTTATACACGCATCAATGGACTGCGTAGCGGATTGCATCTCACCGGTGATTCGTAAATTCAGTTCCTGTAGATCAACTGCCATTGTTCTCACCTCTCTCCTCTTTCGGGATTAATGAGTTGAAATAAGCGATGGCACGCTTTCTTTCACGATCAGCAATTGCGGCCTGCTCTTCCTCTGTATAAGGCAGCAGACGGATGGGTTCCTCTCTCCACGGAAGAGGCTGTTTACCCTTTTCACGGAAACCGTTGCCGAGCGCAAGACCTACAGCTTCGAAAACATACGCACCTTGTACGTATAATTCGGCCTCTCTCTTGCGTGTACGGATCCTGTCCGCTTCCACAAATGCTTTCAAAAGGCGTGGGTTGAGGTCCCAGAAGGTGTCCCAATCCACGCCAATACTCAATGCCTGGGGGAGATACTCAGACTCAATGACACTTCTTAAGCTTCGATGTCCTCTATCTCCGTTGTTTCCTCGACCGGCTGCACTTTCGCCGCCTCCTGTGCCTGCGCCGCGAGGTTCTGAAAAAAATCAGATTTCTCCACCTCTTCGGCGAAAGGGGTGATGATATCGTTCATCGTGCCACCGTTCGTGATGTGCTGCTCGATTTCGATACCGGTCTCTTTCTTATTCTTCTTCATGCAGATGGCAGCGTATGCGCGGACGGCCGTGAGCATATGCGATCCCATGTCGGATACGTTTACGCCCATCTCCTCGAGACGGCATACAACGTTGAAAGTAATCGGTACATTCCTGTATTCAGTGCCATTGATAATCATTGTTTTCTACCCACTTTCTTTTAATTGTTCTTAAGATCAGGCCGGCTCAATTGCGGTATCCCAGCCGATATTGCCGGTGGGAGTTACGTAAGCCTCGATCTCAAAATGAGAGTTCGGTTCTGCACCGCCGAAGCCGAGAATAGACGGCTGGAAGGTGAAGAAAAACGCCTTCGTCATGCCGGGAATATAGAACTCCATCCAGCATGCTTTGTCGCTGGCCTTCGCGGTCTCGTACGCAGTAACCAGTGCTTCCCACTTGGTCTGGAAATCGTTGTTCATGGAGAACTTGATCGCGATTGCGCCGCCGGTGTCGGGTGACTATGAGATCATCTTCACGCCGACGGACACGGCGACCTACAAGATCACGTCCCTCTGGGCGAACGTGGTCGTCCTCGAGCCGCAGGAGCCGACGGAGACGCATGTCGCCGACGACCAGCTGCCGGCGACGGCCAAGACGACGGTCTC